CAACAGAGATAACAGAAAACTTCTTCCTTTGCAATAAGTTTGAGTGGAAGCTCTCAGCACTTTTCCTGGCTCTCGGTCTGAAAAAACACGGCGAGCCGTTGAAAATGAACTGGAACGCTATCACAGGCAAAAAGGGCAAGTGTCACGTCTACGTTGACAACTACAAGAACAAGGACGGTGAGGACAGGCAGTCCAACAAGATTAAGAAGCTCTATGCCTATGACGAGAATGTGACTACCGTTCAGCCTGCTCAGACGCAGACACCGCAGTATAGCCAGCCTGCTCAGACAGGTGGCTGGAAAGCCGGTGCGTTCTGATGATGAATTTAAGACCATATCAAAACGAGGCTAAGCTTGCTATACTCGAACAATGGTCTGAGGGAATAAACAAAGTCCTTGCAGTTCTGCCCACAGGAACGGGAAAGACAATACTTTTCTCGGCTGTTACGGAAGAATGTGTGCGGCAGGGTAAGCGTGTGCTTATCCTTGCCCACAGGGGCGAGCTGCTCGACCAGGCGGCGGACAAGCTTATGAAGTCAACAGGGCTTGGCTGTGCCACCGAAAAAGCAGAGCAAAGCTGTTTAGGCTCTTGGTATCGTGTGGTAGTAGGCTCAGTTCAGACCCTTATGCGTGAGAAAAGGCTCAAAGGCTTTTCGGAAAATTACTTCGATACCATAATAATTGACGAGGCTCATCACGCCATCTCAGACGGCTATCAGAGAGTGCTTGAACATTTTCCCCATGCACAGGTGCTTGGCGTAACGGCTACACCTGACAGGGGCGACATGAAGAACTTAGGCTCGGTGTTTGACAGCCTTGCATATGAATACACCTTGCCGCAGGCTATCAAAGAGGGCTATCTTTCACCTATCAAGGCTATCACCATACCGCTGAAACTTGACCTTTCAGGAGTATCAACTCAGGCAGGAGATTTCAAGGCAAGTGATATCGACACGGCACTTGACCCATATCTTTATCAGATAGCTGATGAAATGCTCAAATACTGTAAGAAGCGCAAGACAGTTGTGTTTCTGCCGCTTGTTAAGACCTCTCAGAAGTTTCGTGATATCCTTATCAGCAAAGGGTTCAACGCCGCTGAGGTCAACGGAGAAAGCACAGACAGGGCAGAGATATTAGAGGCTTTCGATAAAGGCGAATACAATGTGCTGTGCAACTCAATGCTCCTCACAGAGGGCTGGGACTGTCCGTCAGTTGACTGTGTTATCGTGCTAAGACCAACAAAAGTGCGTGGTCTTTACTGTCAAATGGTAGGCAGAGGCACAAGGCTCTGCGAGGGAAAGACAGAGCTTTTACTGCTTGACTTTCTGTGGCACACAGAACGCCACGAGCTTTGCAGACCTGCACACCTTATCTGTCAGAATGAAGAGGTCGCTGAGAAAATGACCGAAAACCTTGCCAATGAGGCAGGCTGTGCAGTAGATATCGAAGAGGCAGAAAAACAGGCAAGCGAGGACGTTGTGGCACAGCGTGAAGAGTCTTTGGCAAAGCAGCTCAAAGAAATGAAAACACGCAAGCGAAAGCTCGTTGACCCTTTACAGTATGAAATGTCAATACAGGCTGAGGACTTGTCCTCTTATGTTCCTGCTTTTGGCTGGGAGTGTGCTCCTGCTACCGACAAGCAGAAGGCAAGGCTTGAAAAGTTGGGCATTTTCCCTGACGATATAGACAACGCAGGCAAGGCAAAGCTTATCCTTGACCGCCTTGAAAAGCGCCGCAATGCAGGACTTACCACTCCAAAGCAGATAAGGCTGCTTGAAAGCAAGGGCTTTGAACACGTTGGCTCTTGGAGCTTTGACAGCGCAAGCAAGATGATAGCCCGTATCTCTGCCAACGGCTGGAGAGTGCCGAGAGATATCGACCCGAAAACATACACACCTGAGAACTAAGGAGAAGTGAATGGATAACACAAATTTGCTTAAAATGCTTGAATACATAGACCCTGCAAGCTGTGATTATCAAGAATGGGTCAATGTGGGAATGGCTCTCAAGCACGAGGGCTATTCCGTGAACGATTGGGACAGTTGGTCAAGGTCAGACAGCCGTTATCACAGCGGTGAGTGTGAACGCAAGTGGCAAGGCTTTAACGGCAATGCTCAGCCCGTGACCGCAGGAACTATCGTGCAAATGGCAAAGGAAAGAGGATACAGCCCCCATGAGTTTAAGGCATACGATTGGGACGGCGAGATAGTTGCAGAAGAAAGCAGTCCCCTTGTAAACGGCGGTGAGGGCATACCGATCACCGAGCCTGCCCAATGGGATCCTGTCAAGGAGATAGTCACCTATCTTGAGACACTCTTTGAGGCAGGAGAGAACGTGGGCTATGTTACGCAAACGTGGGAAACAGAAAAGGACGGCAAGACCAGGTATCTGCCCACCAAGGGGTGCTGTGACAGGACGGCAGGGGAGCTTATCAAGAGGCTTGGCGAATGTAACGGCGACATTGGTGCGGTGTTTGGCGACTACAAGGAAGAAGCCGGAGCGTGGATCCGCTTCAATCCTCTTGACGGCAAGGGCGTAAAGAATGAGAATGTAACAGACTACCGCTATGCTCTTGTTGAAAGCGACAGTATGCCTATAGAACAGCAGAACGCTGTGATGAGAGAGCTTGAACTTCCTATCGCTGTGCTTGTATACAGCGGTGGAAAGAGCGTTCACGCTATCGTCAAGATAGACGCTCCAAACTATGATGAATATCGCAGGCGTGTTGATTTTCTTTACAAGGTCTGCAAAGAAAGCGGTCTTGACATAGATAAACAAAACCGCAATCCCTCACGTCTTAGCCGTATGCCTGGCGTAATGAGGAACGGCAAGAAACAGTTCATCATTGACAAGAACATAGGCAAAGAAAGCTTTTCAGAATGGAAAGATTACATAGAGAGTATCAATGATGATCTCCCCGACCCTGAGAGCCTGAGTGCTGAGTGGGATAACCTGCCTGAGCTTGCACCACCACTTATTGACGGCGTTCTCAGACAGGGTCACAAAATGCTCATTGCAGGTCCGTCAAAGGCAGGCAAGTCTTATGCACTTATAGAGATGTGCGTGGCGATAGCTGAGGGGGTCAAGTGGTTTGGCTGGCAATGCACCAAAGGAAAGATACTATACGTCAACCTAGAGCTTGACAGAGCATCTTGTCTGCACCGTTTCAAGGACGTGTACACCGCAATGCACCTAGAACCTGATAACCTCAACAGCATAGACATATGGAACTTGCGAGGTCACAGCGTACCAATGGACAAGCTTGCACCAAAGCTTATACGCCGAGCAAGCAAGAAGAATTACATTGCCGTGATAATAGACCCTATCTACAAGGTCATAACAGGTGACGAGAACTCAGCAGACCAAATGGCTCACTTTTGCAACCAGTTTGACAAGGTATGCACAGAGCTTGGCTGTGCGGTCATATACTGCCACCACCACTCAAAGGGAGCACAGGGCGGCAAGCGTTCAATGGACAGAGCCAGCGGCTCAGGAGTATTCGCCCGTGACCCTGACGCACTTCTTGACCTTTCAGAACTTGACATCTCAGACAGCCTTTACAAGCAGCAGGAGGACGAAACTGTTTGCCGTATCTGCGAGAACTGGATGAGGAGATTTTACAGAAATACTGATGATCTTTGTTCACAGGACGATCTTGTTACGCCGTCAAAAATGCTGGAGATAACGCACAAGCACCTGCACCCGAACTCATACAAGCTTATGATGACCGACATAGACAAGGCTAAGCTTGCAGTAAGAAACCGCACGGCATGGCGTATAGAGGGCACTCTGAGAGAGTTCCCGAAGTTCGCTCCACTCAATATGTGGTTTGATTATCCTGTTCACAGAGAGGATACTGTGGGCGTGCTTAAAGACTGCGAGGTAGAGGACATCTCACCGAATTGGAAGAAGAATTTCAGCAAGAAGAAGACCAATGAAGACCGCAGCAAGGAACGCAAGGAGAGCATTGAAACAGCTTTCAGCGGTGTGCAGGAGAACGGCAAGTGCCGCATTTCTGAGCTGGCGGAGTACATAGGAAAGGGTGAAAAGACAGTGCGTTCATACCTCAAAGAGCATGGTGGTTTCTGGATAGATGGCGGCGAATGCGGCTTAAAGAAGTGAGGGAAAGAAAGGAAAAAGTCGAGAAAATTTACTTTGAAACGGAAAGGAAAAAATCGAGTAAGTGTAAGGAAAATATCGGTGTTTTCTCTTGGGAGGAAAATGTCGGCAAAATACCGACTTTTTCCCGAGGGAAGAAAAAGTATATTATTACATAATATATATTTTCGGGCATAAGCCGCCCGAAAATCTATTCTGAAATAATAAGGCGGCTAGCACACCGACCGCACGAGAGGAGCAGATAACA